GCATTACCATTAGATAACCCACACTTACCAGCATCTTATATTGAGATGCTTAAGTCATTACCTCCAGCACAAAGACGAAGATTGCTAGAAGGTGATTGGAATTATATGGAAGAGAGTGATAATATATTTGACTTTGATAGTATATCCAATTCTGTATTCAAATTTGCACCAGAAGCAACAGATAAGAAATATATGTCAGTGGACGTAGCAAGGTTTGGTGCTGACAGGTCCGTAGCGATCGTTTGGAGTGGCTTGGTTGCCCTAGAAGTATTTATCTATAGCAAACTGTCAACCACAGAATTATCGGCCGAAATTAAGGAACTAATAGCTAAGTACGGAATACATCCTACGAATGTTATCGTGGATAGTGATGGCGTCGGTGGAGGAGTTAGTGACCAGCTTAGAGCAACAAACTTTGTTAACAACTCATCACCACTACACAAACAGAACTTCAGCAACCTTAAGTCACAATGTTATGTAAAACTATCTGAACTGTTTAAAGAAGATAAGATTAGTTTAAACATAATTAACCCACAGGTAATAGATGATTTAACACAAGAATTATTGTCCGTAAAATTAAAGGACGTAGATAAAGATAATAAAGTCGCAGTAATGTCCAAAGATGATATGAAGAAGATCCTGGGTAAATCACCAGATATATCTGACGCATTGATGATGAGGATGTACTTTGAGATTAAGAATATGAAGACAACTGGTAGATACAGTATGGCTTTCGTATAAAACTATATAAAATATGCTTAGATTTAAGATTGATGGAGAACCATATGAAGTTGGTGAAACAATAACTATTGAACAATATGCAAAGATCTATAAGATTAAAGATTTGTTTAATGACGATTATTTTGCTGCCAAGCTAATTAGCACAGTAGCTAATTGTCCATTACAAGATCTATTAGATTGTCCTTTTGAAGAGATTGCGTATATATGCAACTATATCACCAATAATATGCCCACTAAAGATGATGTTGCATTTGTTGATAGTTTTGAATTAGATGGTATTAAATATGGTTTCTTCCCTAATTGGAAAGACATAACCTTTGCTGAGTTTATTGATATGGATACAATTTCAACTAAGAAAGCAGATGAATTATTAGATATGCTACATATTTTGGCAGCAGTAATGTATAGACCAATAGTTCAACAACACTCACAACATAACTTTGAAATAGAGAAATACGACATTCAAACTTTACCAAAACGAGCAGAATTGTTCAAAAAGAAATTAGATGTAAAGTTCGTTTTAGGCGCACAGTTTTTTTTTATCAAATTCGTAACGAAATTTTCAAACTTTACCCCACAATCTTTGGGGACGAAAATGAACGTATGGATGCAGATCAAATTGATATGGTGGATGTGGAGGACGATTTTCAAACTAACTTCCAAAAATCCTTCGGCTGGTTTCTTGTCGTCAACAAAATTGCTGACAACGATTTTACTAAGCACGAATACATCTACCAAAAAAACATAACAGAAGTGCTTAATCAACTGTCCTATTTAATATCGTGGGAACAGGAACAAATTAAAGCTCAGAAGAAAATGATGGGTCAGGTTTAATTTCATATGACTTTTCAGATTATTTTATATTTATTAATAGAATGAATACAAGTTCAATAAATTATAAACAGATAGTAGCAGACTTAAGTTCAATTGCTTACCATCATCCACAGATCGGATCATTTGGTTTTGGTGACCTTGCACAGTGCACAAACGATATTGTGACCAAACAAGAGCCAAAATACACAAGAATGTATGTTGTGCCAGGAGATGTTAGGTTAAATGAGAATCATCTGCATTATAAGTTTTCCATTATTATTATGGATAGAGTAGATGATGATCAGTCAAATCAGGCTGAAATAATGTCAGATACTTTAAGAACAGCTATGGACGTTTGGACCATTCTATTACAATCATATACAGAGCAACAAGGTAATTTTAGTTGGGATTTGATTGTAGATTATGATCCAGATATTATCCCATTCATAGAAAGGTTTGAAACAATCCTAGGTGGATGGACATTAAATGTATCATTTCAGGTGGCATTTGATTATAACAGTTGCACACCTCCTGTTACAGGAAACTTTCAATTCCCTGATGACCAACAATACAACAGTTACAAATATGTATTAGACGAGTTTCAAGAGTTTGCAAACTTACACAGACAGGTTGAATCATATGGATTTGGAGATATAGAACAATTAACTAATGACATAATAACAAAACAGGAACCAAGATACCCACGTATGTATGTCCTACCTGATAGTACTCACATTCAACCAGGACATATACATTTAGGTTGGAGGGTATTCTTTGTGGATAAGCTAAACAATGACATATCAAATTTTACGGAAGTATTATCTGATCAATTGGAAATTGTTAAGGACTTTTTTGCAAAGCTATATCTATCTGACTTTGAAGCAGGGTGGGAAGCGAACGTTACACCATTCTATGAGAAAACTGAAACAGTTTTATCTGGATGGATAATTGACTTTCACTTCATTCAGAAGTATTCATTTGACAGATGTGTGCTTCCTGAGTTACCATTTACAAAAGGTCTTACTTGGGCTGAGGTTGCTGAATTATGGAAAAACGTTTCAAAAGACTGGGAAAACGTATAACACAAAAATATTAAAAACACTATGGGGCAACTTACAAATCTCTATGTATCACAATCGTACCAAGGTCTCTTAAAGATGACCGATAGTACTAATGGTCTAACTAACACACTTCAAACTGTACAAACAGGTGATGGGGATAATTCTCCTTTACAAATTAGTACAACTCAAGTTAACATATCAGGAAGTTTTACTGTTAATGGGACACCAATTACAGGAAGTTCAATTGACACAGGTTCATTTGCAACCACTGGATCTAATATCTTTACAGGTAAACAAACTATTACAGGAAGTAATGGTAAATTAGTATATGATGGAACTATGTTACCCGATAATACATTAGCATCTATTCACGCAGATAATGACACACCTTGGTTAGAAAGATTTTATAACGACACATTCTCACCAACTAGTTCAGTAATGAGTTATTTTGCGTGGAATGACGGTAGATTTATATTCCACAATGAGAGTACATCTTCAATTGCTATATCTACTGATGGTTATGTAAATGACAATTTGGTAATAGGTGATACAAACACAACATCAAATAATGATATAGTTTTATCTGGATCATTGGATATGACAGGAGCAATAACTTGGAGTAATAGTGCTTTCAACTATCTTAATAATGTGTCAGGTGCTTTATACTTCTCAGCATTAAGTGGTGGAACATTGCATCTAAACGATGATGGTGGTGAGGGTGATGTTTATATGTTAAACACACAAGGCAATAAATTACATATCAATGGCGATACAATACAATCAGGTTCAATATATCAAACTGGCAGTCATAGTATATTAAGTGGTTCAGCTACTTACATTATCAATGGTAATGCATCAACTATTACGCCATCAGAATTAAACATAGAAACATATACAGATAATGCGAACATATATATTGCAGCAAATAATCATTCAGCATCTTTAGGTGTAATATCTTGGGATGGCGCAAGTTATGATAATGAACTTTGGTTACAAGCAGATGCTGCAGGTATAAGAATGACAGATTGGAATAATGGTACAGGTAACATATCTGCAGTTCCTTTTATGAGTGTTGATGCAAACGATGGTTCACAACCAGAACCACAATTCAATCGTGGATTACGTGTGACAGGTTCATTACATTCAACAGATGTTATTGGTACAGGAAGTTTATTCTTAAAACCAGATCAAAATGACGCAAGATATTTACAAGTATATAATACATCACCAACTGACACACATATCACAGCAAGTGGCGGTCAATTATTTATTGGTAATGATGTAACATACGTTAAAGTTGATAATTATGGTTCAGTTAAACGTATTGATATTGTAGCAGATAATGGTACTAATATTAGTGGTTCAGTAGCAATTACAGGTTCATTAGATATAATAGGTAATATTAGTGCAGACTCTGCATCATTTAATTACCTACATACAATATACGAAACTGCTTCAGTAATATACTCAAGTGGTTCAAACCAATTAGGAGATGAACTTACTGACGATCAAATATTATCAGGTTCAGTTTATGTTGAAGGAGCATTTTATATAAATGGTGTGCCTATTACAAACGGTACTTCAGGCACATCTGGAACGTCAGGTTCTAGCGGTGTTAATGGATCATCTGGTAGTTCAGGTACAGCTGGAACATCTGGTTCTAGTGGCGTATCAGGATCTAGCGGAACATCTGG